ATGATTTCCAAATAGGAGAAAATATTTGTATTGTTTTAGAATTAATGGGTTGTGCTGTTATCGATGTCATCAATAGTATAGATTCAAAAGACGAAAACTTCACTAAAGTAGTAAAAACAGTAATTAGAGATACTGTTACTGGCATTTTTGAATTAAACCGCAACCTATTAATCCATACTGATTTAAAATTGGAAAATATAATGACCAGTTTTTTCTCAAATAGAATAGAAAACACTATTGAACTTGTAAAATCATTAAATATACATCAACGACGCATTGATTTTTATAATAAACTAATTGGTAATAAATCATATGAATTGAACAGAAATTCATTAACTGACTATAAAAACACACTTAGGGAGCAATTTAATTGTGAAATAAGAAGAGTTGTAATGAGTAGTTTAGAAAATATGGAAATAGATGAAGATAAAATAGTAATACCTGATAATTTCATATGTAAAATAATTGATTTGGGAAACGCAGAACAATATAATCCTAGAAATGATTATAATAAGGGAACAATTCATATTAGAGGTTACAGACCTCCAGAGAATTTTAAATCTGGTATATATAATCCAAAAAGTGATATTTGGACATTAGGAACGTTAATATATGAAATGCTATTTAATGAAAAATTTTTAGAGTCGGATTTTACAAATAATAATAGTAAATATTTGGAATACATTATAGAAAGAAAAGCAGATTTAATAGAAAACATAGATATTGAATGTGAATTCGTAAATTTTAAAAATAATCAAGAACGCGACCTATTTTGTCAATTCATATTGAACTCATTAGTAATAGACCCTGAGAAGAGGTGGAACATCAATGACTGTATTAAATCGGAGTTATTACTAACATAAATTTTTTGGTGTGGTTGAAATCTCAAAATTTTTTGTAGCAAAAAGAATATAAAAATGTCAGCACAACAAGTAGCACCAGCAGCCAACAAATTAACTTTACCAGATGCCAAATCACTTAATCAAGCATGTAAATTATCTATAAAACTCAGCAAGCCAATCGATTTCTACTTCTACATTGATTCATGCCGAGGAAACTGCCAGATTATTACTAATGATGGTAGTAAGATTCTATACAAAAACAATGATGAACACACATCACCAATTAAAAACACCTATGCCGTAGGAAATGAATATTTATTAGTAACCGAAAATACCATTTATATACTCTCTAAATCAACCCCTATTAGAAATTAAGAATAAAACCAATTAATTTTTATTTTTTATTTAAACACGACATTCTAACTTTAAATAGAATGTTAAATAATAGATTACGAGGAAGTAGCTTACTATTTTCTAGAAAGTTCATAAATGAACACGAGTTTTATCTCAAGAGTGATTTCATTAACAAAATGTATTTCTACTACATTAATCGTGGTTATATTACCATCTTAATTAATGAAATCTTGTCAGTATTTATATCGGTTTTCACAGTTGGATTTATTCTATTTTTATACAATTGTATAGATTACTCAGGTGTATTTGAAATCCGCGAAGATAACAAGAATTTATCGGAATTTATAGATTGGAGTAAAATGTTTGAGTTACCTTGGATATTATGGACATTGTTAGTTACATATTTCATTTATATAGGATGTAAAACCATAGGAATTTTCGACCACGTAATAATGTATAAAAAAATTCACGACTATTATACAAATGTTCTAGAGATACCTGATTGGAGAATAAAAACTATGAAATGGGAAGATATTGTCTCTATTCTTCATTTGAAATACAGAAGCGAAAACTTGAATGTATATAATATTGCTAACCGAATTACCAATGGGGACAATTATATGATTGCCTTGATAGATCATGGTATTATAAATTATCCAGTATTAACAAATTTAATGGAGTGGAATTTTACATATTGCTTCATTCACCGTATATTTGATGATGAATCTAAAATAAATATATATCACTTGAATAATTTACAAAAGACACAATATGATATTAGGCGTAGAATTTTGTTTATATCAATATTGAACTTCCTTTTTATGCCATTCATTCTTATATTCATTTTATTCTCTAATTTATTTGAATATGGTGCTACTTTTTATAATAGTCCTAGTAAAATAGCCAGTTATAATTGGACACGATATGGAAAGTGGAGAATAAGGAACTATAATGAATTATATCACAATTTTCATCAACGCATTAAGAAATCAGAAAAACCATGTCTAGAATACACCCAACAATTTCCAAATAAATTATTGGATTCTATATTAGGATTTTTAGTATTCACATTTAGTAGTTTTTTTATTGTGCTACTTGTTCTCTCATTTGTTAATGACCATATTTTAACTAACCTATTTATAGGAGAGAAATCAGTTCTATGGATTCTTACTATTATGGGGTCATTGGTAACAGTTTGTCATAATATGATATCACACCGTGTAGTGTATTATCCTAGTGAGAAAATGGAAAAAATAAGTGAAGTAATAAACTATATACCAAATGAATGGATTGATAATGCTCATACTTATGAAACTCGTAACAAATTTTTTAAGTTATTCGAATACAAAATATTGACTATCTTTAAAAATATAGTTTATACAATAATAGTGCCTTTTCAACTATTTAGTTTGTATTATAGGACAGAAGAAATTCTATTATTCATTAAGAAAAATACAAAAAAACATAGTGTAATGGGATATACCTGTAAATTCTCTATATTTGATATTGTAGATACCGAGGCGGATATAAAAACTGTGATGTCTTATGATAATTTCCGCGAGGTTCATAGTGAATGGTGTAGAAGTAACACATTTGACTGATTACTTCTTTTTTGAACGATTCTTTTTACTATTTTTGTTTCTTTTTCTACTACTATTAGACATTTTCCTTTTCTTTTTCTTATTTTTATTCTTTTCATTTTCCACTACCATTTCTATTTCAGGTTTTGAATTAGGTTTTTTAGTAAGTGCTTCTTCCGAGGTAGCATTTTGTAATGCTAGGGGGTCATCTACAACTACTCTATCTCCATTTATATAATTTCCTTGAACTTGAAAGTTTTCTGGTTCTTCAAATTTAAAATCATTAGCTGGTGGAATGACTTCTTCTTCCTCAATTTCTTCAACTGATGGTTCTATGTTTTCCGCTGTCGCGGTCATTCCCTTATGTTCTAAGTGTACTTGTTCAACTTCGGGTTCATCTACTTCTGCTCCCTTAGATTTTACGTATTCTACACAGTCAGTATAGCGTTTTGTCTGTCGTTTTCCACTATGTTTAAATTTTTTAATTGATTTTTTATTAGAAACCATTATAGTAATATATTAGAAATAAGTTTAAAAAGAACGTGATAATATTTAATATCAAACAATGGAAGTAGAAAAACTTAAAAATATTCGCGATAGTATTGGAGAACTAGATAAAAACCAACAACACGAAATATTTAAAATTATATGTAAAAATAGAAACAATAGATATACTGAAAACAATAATGGAATATTCATAAACATGAACAAACTTAGTAATAGCACTATTAAAAACATTGAAAGTTTCCTAGAGTTTTCAAGACAGAATAGAGAATTATTTGAAGGAGAAAATGAAAATGAAAATTGATTTAAAATAAAGATTAATTAAATAGAATACAAAGACAATAAGACTAGATATGGCAATGGCAGTTACACTCAATGAAATTACCAAGTATGTAAAACATAACAACTCAGACGTAAAATTCGATATTAATACGGTTCCAGAATTTGAGCAACCTATGAAAATTCCACAAAAAGTAGTGAATCCAGAACGTCTTCTAGCCGATGAACAGGAAAAAACACTTGACACAAATGTGTTGAAATATCGTCGCGATGAAATTATTAATCTACCAAGTTTTCTTGATAAATTCTTTGACCTAAATAATTATTATACCTTTGGAGTTCTTCAGGAGGAATCATTTATATATAGTCTTTCATATGTTGTAGACCCTAACTTTAAATTCCTATCTGAAACTGACCAAACATCACTTGTCGCTGATAAGAAAATGGAATATCTTGAATCTCTAGGTGGTTCAACTGATTTTAAGAAGGGAAAGACTGAAGCAACTAAGGCACTTCATGCTAATAACTATTCTAATAGTCGTGTAGTAGAATTTATTTCAGGTCATCTATCTCGCAATATTATTGTTCTAGACCTCAACGAAAAGACACATACTATTTATCGTGAATTTAATGGAGAATTTACGACAGTAGTAGTTCTTAAGAGTGGAACAACTTTCTTCCCATTGTCTTGTATTGATGGTTCCGATATTTCAAATTCCACTGCTATCTCAATGATGAAATTTTTCAAGTAAATACTTAATTAATTAATTTTTTTTACAGTAAAATTGAACTTAAAAATTAAATTGTTATATTATATAAAAAATGGACTTAACAAAATACTCGACACAAATCGAGAAAGCTATAAGGTATGCCTTACAGGATAAGGCATTGGAGTTGGAAGTTACTCTTCGTAATGCCAACGTGAATGTTTCCGTTTTTACAAAATTTATGGCAAAACTCAAAACATTAGGCACAGAACTAAAGAAAACTGATCCAGAAATAGAGGAATCTCTGGATATTAGTTTAGCAGACCCCAAAGTGAATACTCGTTTTACACTCCTTGGAAAACGAGCCATTAGTGAATACTGTAAGCGTAATGAATTAACTGGTATTCCAAGCCGTGTAGTTCGAATAATTAATAAAGAACGTGTTTCTAAGATTGATGTCCCCGAATATCGCATTCGTTTCAATTCAAAACGTGAAAAAGGTTTATCACAGAAATCCCCAGAAGCACTATCTCTTATTGGACAGTTGAAAGGATTAGATAAAATCTTTAGATACAAGAGACGTTATAGTTTCTTTACTGCCGATAATTTATTTAGGTTTGACCTTACTATTGTTAAAACTAACACTTCTCGTGAGTCTCGTGGTCCTAATACTCGTAAATTAAAGAGTGAAGTGCGAGATTATATGCGAAAGTATCTTGTAGTTCCAGAGTATGTAACTGACCGCGATAAATGGTTAGAGGGAGTAAAGGGTAATGAATTTGTTGAATTGATGGGAAAACCATATACAGAATATATTGCCAAGAAATCTATTAAAGCAGCTAAGGTATTTGAGAACCCAATGAGTTATGAAATAGAATTGGAATTCCTTGGAAATCAGTTGGAACGTGACCAACGCCCAGATAATGCTACTGTTCTAAGTGGATTTATTCAAAATATTGGATGTATTTTACAGAGTATTGGCAATAATTAT